ATGTACCTGCCTGTGCATAGCCACCTATGATATGTATCAATCCAAGACCGTAGAACCCAAAGCCTGGGGTATATACATAATGCACAAAGTGCTGTCTTTTCAACATTAAACTGTCGTCTGGGTTCCAGTTTCTTCGTATAGCTAACACTTTATATGACCCACGCTCTATAGATACTATATATGGCTTGGCTATGCCCTCGTCTGAATCATCAACACCATCTATAATTATATCTGCGTGTACCTCGTATATACTGTAGCGGTTGTCGTTTGTAAGAGAATATCCACCTTCTTCTGCTTTACGTTCTTCTATATCACTGTGATATGCCTGTGGCTCTCCAAGATCCACATCTACGTAAAACCCACTAGCCTGTAGCTTCTTCAACTCGTTCTTCGTCTTTCGCATGACATGTGTCACACGTTCTGCTGTTTCTATGTGTGATGCCCCATAAGGTACGATCACATCTTCTGCAGGTACAAACACAGCGACCTGCCGTCCTAAATTAGGATCGTAGTATACTTTCTTAAACCCAGACCCTGCCAGACCAAGGTTATATAGCAGACGCTCATGCTCTGATCGGTATTCTACCATGTTCTCTGTTAACTGGTAGTTCATATCTGCTTTCACACGATTAGCCGCTTCTAGCTTCTCACGGGTCTCTTCCCCTAATATCTTTGTTTTTACAGGTCCCTGTGCAGGGAACGTCTCACCCATTGTTTCTGCCTGGAAGCGTATAGCTGCTTCTGCTAACACGTTAGAGTATACACCGCAAGCTCCCTCCCAGGGTTCGCTACGTTCTTCATACTTAAAACCCAACACGTCCAAACCACGGACAAAGGTATCTGCCCACTCTTTACGGCTTTCCAGATCAGAGTCGATATTACCCAATAACTCATCAGCTACCGCTGCGAGTTGGTCGTCATCCATATTTTCCGCTATATTCTCGTCGAACGCCCCTGTGCTAACACCTTCCGCATCGGGTACGATAGTTACTTCCATACTACCATCGTCCAACGTGACCATGTCAGGGTTTACGATTTCTATCTCAAGTTGTTCTGTTTTCTCTTCTTCCACACCTTTAGGAGCTTGGAATAGTCCTTTCTCTACAGCCATCAGTAATACCCGCCTCTCTTTTGTTTAAAGTAAACGACTTCTTCAGGTTCATCACTTGGCAGTCGTATAAACCCACCCTGTCTAAATCTCATCAACGCCATGACGGTGGAGTCAACCAAGTCATCGTGGCTCATGAACGGAAACCCTGCTATCTCTTCGATTAGCTCCTCTGCCCATCGTGTTTCGGGAACCCAACACAGACCTGATGACACAATGTCAGTCACGGAGTTAAGTCTAGCTAGCTTGTCACCAGATCCCCTGTGTGGTGTATATTCCTGTATAGGTATACCCATTCTCCTCATTTCTTGGTACAGCGCAGTTCCTGCACTCTTTTTCTCCACGATGAACGAGTCAGGCTCCCATTCTCTATATTCGTTCATAGCCAACTCTTTGAGTTCGGGAAACTCCAACCGTCGTTTTATGCTATTTAACAATATAATATTATAGTTGTCCACCTCTTCATTCAAAAACACACCCCACGTTGTCAGACCTGTGTAGTCCGCACGGTTGTGTGTCTCTGCTGCTGCGTCCAAAGACATTATGATATACTCACATATCGGTGGGTCTTCTTTCTTCCACATCTGCCACCACTCACGTTTGACAATAGCGGCTTCTTCTGCTGTCGGTTCCTGCTGATACTGTGCGTTCCACTGAAACACAGGCATAGATGCTTTCGTTCTGAGCAGGGCTTCCATGTCAAAGAACTCAGGCCAGAGAGGTTTTTGTACAAGTTCTTTTGTCTTCTTGTCCTCCACGTCCATTATAGCTGGGAACTCCACAACCTCGTACTGGTCAGACTTGTCGTTGTTTACCATATCCTTGGTAACACGTCCTGTTAGATCGTCCATGTGCCACCGTGTCTGTATGATAGCTACCCGACCTCCAGGCATTAGACGTGTTCGCGCACCGAAGGTGAACCAGTCGTACGCTTTCTCAAAAACTTCAAAGTTTCCGTTTATAACATCCTGTTCGGAATGGGGATCATCAACGAGCAAGAGGTCAGCACCACGCCCAGCAATAGAAGAACCAATACCACACGCATAATATTCA